CCATTGCCATAATTTTTCAACAACACCAGGAAGGACTGTTAACTGTTGTTCTAAATTCTTACTTCCTGGTTGACCCCATTGTGGGTGTACGGTTAAAGTACCATCAATATCGCAGAAAATTGTTTTTGGTCGTTTATATTTTTTCATAATTTATAATATTCAGCTTGTTGTGCACGTGAGAGTAAAACATTAGCATATTTAGGGTTATATATATTTTTAGAATTATTAGCTCTTAATTCTAAAGCAACATCATCGACTTTATATTTATCATTATGTGTGCATATGTGCTCTATTGCAATAGTATCAATTAAATCAACTACTTCAAATTTATCTAAATTTGCACGGACAACTTCCCATAAATATGTATCCGCGGTCCAGTTTTTGAAAAAACACGGTAACATTTCTCGTACTTTGTCGCAATAATTACTAGATAATATTGGGAAGCAATTTGCTTCCTTAGCTGTCTTGTGGATATCGTCATATACATGAATATAATAATATTTTTTATTTTTTAAAATATTCCGAAAAAATGGTTTTGTTTTATTATAAAAAAGTTCGTCCCAATCTTTTGTTAAAATTTTACAGTCGTTACCTAAAGCCCAGACAAAATAAGAATTAGTTAATTGATATGCAAAATTATAATAATCATCATTTATACATGTTGATCGTGGTCTTACAACATTACATAACTCAAATGTTAAATTGTTTTCATTGTAGTAATTTAAAATGTTAGTTGTATCTTCAATACTATCTACATCTGTAACCGTAATCACTTGCACTCTTTTTTTATTTTTAGTATTATCTTCAACGCTTTGCAAAAAGCTTTCAATTAACTCTTTGCGGCCTCGGGAAGGGACTATGATAGAAATTAATTTATCAACATTAAAATGTTTTTTTATCAACTCGTTTTGATTTTTTATAACCTTTCGAGCCTTACTTTACACATTTCTTTTATGTTGTCAACCTGTTCGCTACCAAGTCTATTTTTTATTAAATCTAAAAAGGTAGGATTAGTGTGGTATTCAATAAATGCCTTATCTCTAAACTCTAATATTTCTCTAGCAGTACAATTTTTTGTAGGTAAATTTTTAGTATTAATACCGTGAAACGAAAACTCTTCATATTTTTCAGGAAGCGGTATACCTTTAATTAAAGCATCTTTATACAATTTACTACCTGGTAACGCCATGGCGGCATAAGCGTTCCATCCTAATGTACATAAATCCTTACTTAACTGTAACGTATTAGTCATAGACTCTTGAGTATCTCCTGGAAGGCCAAATATATAATTAGCCATAACATTTATATCCGCATCATGCACTTGACGAACTACCTTTTTAATATCAACATCCTCAAACTTTCCTTTAGAAACCTCTAATCTTACTGTTTTGTCTCCACTTTCAATACCTAAGGCTAGCCATTTAATACCAGCAGACCTTACAAGAGATAAAAGCTCCGGATCTCTTACAGTATCTATTCTCGAATACGCCCACATTGTTAATTTATTTACGTATGGGCGTTTACTTAAAGTCTCGCAAAGTGGCTTATAGTACTTTTTATTAAATAAAAATAACTCATCAGTAATTTTAATTGTAAATACTCCTAGTGCGGCGAGTTTGTCAAATTCTTTAATAATAAACTCAGGAGACCAATGCCTCATAAAACTATAATTACTAGCAACCCCTATTTCATCGTTATTATTTCTATTAAGAATATTAATCATGCAAAACTCGCACCCAAACTGACATCCTAGCGATGTTTGTATAGCGGCATAAGGAGTTCTTTTTGATTCATCATATTCAACATGCCACATTGGAGCTCGATATAAATCTAAAGGATTTTCTTTATATGGTAATAAGTCCCAAGCGTAACCTGGTAAGTCTTCATCCATTCTTTCTCTTGGTACGATTATTTCCGGTGAGTTTAAAACCACTTTACCATTTTTTCTCCAGCCGATACCCTTTATACCATCTAAATTATTAATATCAATTTCAGATAATGATAATATATTTCTTAAAGCATATACCCCTTCATTTGTAAATACAAAATCAATAGAATCCTCGTCTTTTAATGTATTATGAGGTAATGCTTGAACGTGGGAACCTATATAGCAAATAGGTATATTAATGTTATTTTCTTTTAAATATGTAGACAGATAAACCGAACCGCTCATATTAACAGTACCAGCATTAACGTTTTGGCCGTACACTACGAAACAAATTAATCTAGGGTTATCTCGTAATATTCGTCTATGTACCTGATCAGCACTTAACTGCTCGGCGTTTACATCACATATACCAACTTCATAACCGACAGATCTACAGGATTGTGCTAATAATAACGACCAGGTTGGCGGCTCAATAGCTGCATACTTAGTAGCAAGCTCTTGATATATAGCTTTATTATTCCCTGGGGATATAAATAAAACATCCATCATCTGTCTCTATCTGACAAAATTGCATTTGTCTTACTTATAGGCCAGGATATGTTATATTCTGGATCATCCCATTTAATAGAAATTTGATCTTCTTGAGGAGTGTATTCTTCGGTTAACTTATAATGAAACATACACTCATTAGATAAACACAAATGACCATTGACACACCCAGGGGGTATTAATATTTGCCACCGATTTTTATCATTGATATAAAATTTATCATATTGTCTGTATGTTGGGGAGTCTTTTCGAACATCTAACACTACTATATATATTGACCCCTTTAAGCACTGTACTAATTTCCACGTTTTAGTATCTCCGTGCATACCTCTAATAACATTTTTTGTCGAGATAGAGACACTATCTACTATAAAGGTCTTACCAGGCTCTGTTAATGAGTCTCGAAAATTATCATTTACACTAAACATCATTTTATGATAGTTAGCGCTAAAGGTTTCTATGTTTTCTCCTCTATTATCATAATATATAGCAGGCTGTACTATAGTAATACCTCCAATATTAATGTTAGCAGACTGCACTTGTTTATATTCATTACTCATATTTCTCTAGTACTTGTTAATAATTTATTAGCAATGTGAGTTTTATCAAATTTCTCTAAATTACTCTCAGTATGCCAGTACACCTTTTTAATAGTTCCTCTACTATCTACATCAAATTGTAATACCTTCTTACCACATAACAACCCTTCTATAGAGGTTCTACCTAAAAATATACCAGAAACAATATCGCATTGCTTGTAATGTTTCTCTAAATTCCACGTAGGTTCGATTGTAGCGAAGTTAGGGTGTACAGTAGAGTAATCAGACCTACCAACATGCAAAACTTTAAATTTTTGCTTTTCAGATAAACCTAACAAATATTTTAATGGTTTATATCTTAAATAATCTAAACTACCTGGAAATAAAACTACCTTATCCTTAACACTCTTTTTCTTTTTACATCTCTGAGGGTTAAATCTAGTAAGATCAAATGGATTATATATTAATTTTACAGTAGCAGTAGGTATTTTGCTCTTTATAAACTCAACAATTGATGGTCGTATACCTACATATAAACTAACCCTAGGGTCATCTACTGGTTCTTCTAGGTCAATAACTTCAGAGTGAATAATATTAATTAGTTTATTTGTCTTAATATCCTTTATATACTCCCATATAATTTTTCCATGAGAAAATAAAACCATATCGTATGTTTCTTTCTTAATCTCCTCTTTATTGGGAAAGTGTATATCTTTAGTTCTATCTTGTAATGGACTATCTACGAAAGGAGAAAAAATAGATACATTGTGACCAGCCGAGTGTAAGGCAGTTGAGAGTTCATAAAAATATATCTCTGAACCTGTATACTCTCTATAACTAAGACAACACAATAATATGTTCACAGCGATTATTATAATTGTAAAACAACAAAAAGCAAGTAAATACTTACAGATATGGCTAAACGAAATCGAGGCGAAGCTACTACATCATCAAAAAGGGCCCCTATTAACGGTCGACGAGTTAGTAAAAAAACAAAAATAGATAAAACAGAAATTACTGACAGTATAGAGAAGAATAAATTTCTCGATTATAGTATACAACAGAAATACAACTTAACTGAGGTACACGATAATTTCTTAGATGTTTGTTTTAAAGATACTTGTAGGATGTCTTTAATAGATGGTCCCGCGGGTTCCGCGAAAACATATTTATCAGTGTATATTGCGCTACAATTACTCCGCACGCAAAAGGTAGAGGAAATAGTATACATTCGCAGCATTGTAGAATCAGCGTCAAAAAGTATGGGCTCACTACCAGGGGAGGTCGAGGAAAAGTTTCTACCGTGGAGTCTCCCTCTATTAGAAAAGCTAAATGAATTGCTAGATAGTTCGACAATTAATACTCTAATGTCAGAGAGATTTATTAAATGTGTACCAGTTAACTATACGAGA